ACGGTTGCAGATATAGGTCTTATTAAGCTAGATGCCCTAGGTCTTAAGACTTTATCTGTAATCTCAGATACATTAAAATCAGTTAAGGATAGACACGGTAAAGAGATTAATCTTTACAACATCCCCCTTGACGACCAAAAAGTTTACAAGATGTTTAACGACGGATACACTAAAGGTGTTTTCCAAGCAGAAGCAACGCCTTACACAAATCTACTTATAAAGATGCAGGTAGATAAGTTTGAAGACTTGGCTGCATCAAATGCTCTTGTTAGACCAGGAGCAATGAATACCGTAGGTGCTTCATATATTAAAAGAAAGCACGGGGATGAGGCAGTTAACTATATTCATCCTATCATGAAACCTTTTACAGAAAATACATACGGAGTTATTATTTATCAGGAACAGGTTATGCAAGCATGCGTACACCTAGGTGGAATGACTTGGTCAGAGGCTGACAAGGTTAGAAAGGTTATTGGTAAAAAGCAGGATGCAAAGGAACTCGGTCCGTTTAAAGATAAGTTTATTCAAGGCGCTAAAAAGCATATCAGCGCCGATGAAGCAGAGAACCTCTGGAAAACATTCGAAGCTCACGCTGGATACTCATTCAATCGTAGTCACGCTGTTGCTTATTCTATGCTTTCTTATTATACCGCTTGGCTTAAGTGCTATTATCCTTTGGAATTTTTATTCTCGATCCTTAAAAATGAAGGAGACAAGGATGCCAGAACAGGATATCTAATTGAAGCCAAGAGGCTTGGAATTAAAGTTAAGCTTCCACATGTAAATGAATCAGATGTAAACTTTTCACTACAAAAAGATTCAATTAGATTTGGTTTAGCTGAAGTTAAATTTATTTCAGACAGTATTGCAAATAAAATTATTGAAAAGAGACCGTATGAAAACTACAAAGATTTTGTCGACAAGGCGTCTAAGAAGGGTAGCGGTATTAACTCTAGGGCCGTTAACTCTCTTAATGCTATTGGGGGCGCTGCTTTTGATGATAATCCTAGAAGTGGCAAAGAAGCAGAGTCTTATTACGAATTTTTAGGGATACCTTCTTTTAACCTTTCTAACTTAGAGCCAAGGGTTAAAGCACAAGCAAGACCTATTGATGAATTTGAAGAGCTGGGATCATTCGTAATGTTTGGTATGGCCAAAAGCATCAAGCGTGGTAATGGCTGGTCGAGAATTGAGCTTGTCGATGAAAGTGGATCTGTAGGATTATTCGATATAGAGCAGACAAAAATAGAAACAAATAAAATGTATTTTGTTCTTGTAGGCGATAATAGAATATCAAGATACATAGATGTTGATTCTATCAATAAGGATTCTGACGATGCATTTGTTAAATATTTATATGCAAAGTCATACCCTATTGACGAAAATCAAAGGTTCGTGATAAGCTATACACCATATAAAACAAAAGCTGGCAAAACTATGGCGCACCTTGTTATGTCAGATAAAGATAAGAATTTAAATAGAGCTATTGTTTTTTCTAGCATGTATCCAATTTCATTGGCTAAAATGCGAGAAGGAATGATTTGCGAGCCAACTCTAAAAACCTTAGAAGATGGAACACTTATGGTTAAGGATGTAAGATGACAAGTAATACAGAAGATGTTTTTAAAACAATGAACGCTACAAGAGTTTTGGTTGCTATTTTAAATAAAATTGAATCTATTAGTATACCTACTGAAGATTTTATAAACTCCAACAATCAAGATGTACAGCTTTCTGTAACATATAATGACGAAACTATGTCATTTGAATTTAGACTAGAAGATAAACCATCTGAATCTGAAGAAGAATTGCCAAACAACTAATCGTTATGGAAATGCAACTAGACGATATATTAGCAAAGCTAGACCCTAAGACTAGAGCTAGGGTTCAGTCTGCCGTGGATATTCAGATTGAAAAGCAGCCTACACCTAGCATAGGACTGAACTTCGCATTAAACGGAGGTTTTGCTTATGGAAGGCAAATACTTGTTTGGGGAAATAAGTCTGCAGGAAAGTCTTCTTTCTGTTTGCAGATGATTGCTTTAGCTCAAAAAGAAGGCAAGACATGTGCGTGGATTGATGCGGAGCATTCTTACGATCCTGAGTGGGCAGAAAAGCTTGGCGTAAACTCAAAAGAATTAATATACTCTCCAGCTAAAACTGTTAATGATATGGTTGATGTTGCAACAAAGCTTATGGAAGCTGGTGTTGATCTGATAGTAGTTGATTCTATTTCAGCGTTGCTACCAGCAATCTATTTTGAAAAAGACGGAAATGAAATGAAGGATTTGCAAGACACTAAGCAAATCGGCGCAGAAGCAAAGGATATGACCCACGCAGTCAAGATGTTAAACTATGCAAACAAAAACACATTACTTGTTCTCATCTCGCAGCAACGAAATCAATTTGGATCTATGCATGCTAGTCACATCCCCACAGGTGGCATGGCAGTTAAGTTCTTCTCTTCAACCGTCATTAAGCTATGGTCTTCTGAGGCTGAGGCTAATGCTATTAAAGCAGGTATTAAAGTTGGTGACAAGATTATTGAACAAAGAGTTGGGCGACCAGTTAATTGGATTGTTGATTACAACAAGGTCGGCCCCCCAAATTTATCAGGACAATATGACTTTTACTACCAAGGGCAAGCTCTTGGTATAGATTATGTTGGAGAAACATTAGACGTTGCAGAAATGTGTGGCATTGTAGAAAAGGGTGGCGCATGGTATACAGTAAATGGAGAACGTTTTCAAGGACGTGCAAAGGCTGTAGCATATTTAAAGGAAAATCCAGATGTTGTAGACAGCTTAATAGGAGAAATAAATGCCAAACATTAATGAGTTTTTTACTTCAAAAGTTGAAGAGTCTATAGATAACAGAGTTGAAAAAATAGAACAGCAGAGGCCATGCAGTAAGTGTGATCTTTCTGCTCCATACTATAGTTTTAATCAGGTTACTTTAGAAATGTACTGGAAATGCCCATCTGGTCATGAGACAAAGCATAAGCTTAACTGATGTCAGAAAGAGCAGAAGTAAAGAGAGACGGCGCTAAAGCACAAAAGAATAGTGGCCGTGGAGAATATCAAAAAGGTGATGCTAAATGGAAAAACTTTGTAGTAGACTACAAAGAATCTAAAGCTTCATTTAATTTAAATAAAGATGTATGGGCTAAAATCTGTACAGATACTTTTAAGGTTAGCAGGGACATGCATCCAGCCCTTAAAATTATTATTGGTGGGGATTCCAAGGTCCGTCTTGGAATCATAGAGTGGTCAGTACTAGAAGAGCTGATCACATTTTGGGAGGAAAATAAAAATGGCTAATCCGATTATTACAATCGTTGGGCGAGTTGGTAGTGAACCAGAACCTGTTGGATCAAATGGTCTCAGGTTTAGAGTTGCAACTAATGATCGCGTTAAGAATGAAACTACTGGAGAGTGGGAAGACAAAAACACTTCTTGGTGGACAGTAAAAGCTTGGCGTACACTTGCAGGACAATCAAAGTCTGTAATTAAAAAGGGTATGGAAGTTATTATCGTTGGAAAGATTTATGAAGAAAATTGGACAGATAAAGATGGAATTAAGAGAAGCTCTTATGAAATCAATGCAGATTCAATTTCTGTAACAGCATACTCATTGTCTAAGGATAAGCCTTCAGGCGATAACGATTTCCCTTCATACAAGACATACGCTGAGGTTCCATTCTAGTGGTATACTTTATTTATGGATGCCTATTTGGCTTTGCTGCTGGGTATGGCGTTGGATTGTTGATGGATAAGTGGGATAAAAAGATTAAAAATGACAGAGGATAAAAATACATTAGAGTTAATTAACTCTATAACTGAATTTAACGATCTTCATGAGTATATGAATGATGCTCAACTGGACAGAGCTTTAGCTGTCATAGTTAAACTATTGTTAAATCCAGATGTTCCTGCTGCAAAAGCTCCTCAGCTTATTATTGAACTTCAGGCTATGTCAACTAAGTTTGCCATGATGGCATCTTACTATTCAACAATAGCAAAGGATAAGGCTGGAACCATGAACAATAATAAGAAAAATATATATTACTCAGCAAAGGAGTCCATAGACAAACTTGTAGATGCACTTAAGTATGTCGTTAGGTATAATCTATAATGGGAAGAAATATAGTAAAGAACTTAAAGTTTAAAAAGCATACTGGAAAGTTCTTTGATCCAGAAGCATTTGCTGAACTGCTTGATGAGTCCTACAAAAATACCAAGAGGGCTGACGGAGAAATGACAAAGAAATCATTTAGCCCAAGCTCTCTTGGATATGGACACGGAACCTGCCCAAGGTACTGGTACATGGCATTTTCGGGTGCAGTATTCATTGACAATAACGATGCAGTTGCGGTTGCCAATATGGCACAAGGAACCCAGGCTCACGAAAGGCTTCAGAATCTAATAAAGACAATGCCTCAGTGGGTTGCAGAAGAAGAAGAAATTATTAATGAGTACCCGCCTATTCGTGGCTTTATTGATCTTATTATGGAGTACGATGGTGAGACTGTAATTGGTGAAATTAAAACTGCAAAGCAAGAAGTTTGGGATGCAAGGCAGGCAGAAATGAGCCCGTCTGCAAACCATCTCCTGCAGCTTTTAACTTATATGAAGCTAAAGGATGCAAAAGAAGGTTTCTTTTTATACGAAAATAAGAATACTCAGGAGATACTAATTATTCCAGTAGTTATGAATGATAAGAATAAAAAGATTATTGAGGATACATTTCTTTGGATGAGAGAGGTATGGGACAACTTTAAAGATGGCGACCTTCCTATGAAGCCAGAAGGAGCCACAAAAACTAAGATGCCCTGCACTTACTGCCCAATTAAAAAGCAGTGCTACTCTAAAGAAACTCCTACTGGAACAGTGCAGATTGAAAGATTTAAGGTGCCTTCTTTATGATATGTGCAAACTCAGACTGTCTTAACGATAAAGAGTTTACCCCAAAAACTCACAACCAAAAGTATTGTTCAGATGAATGTTGCAGGGTTGCAACAAACAAAAAAATCATGGAGAAATACTATGAAAAAAAAGCTATTCGTTCTGGACAAAAAAGGTATTGTAAGAAGTGTAAATCTAGTTTAAGTAGGTACAACTCTTCAACAATATGTGCGAAGTGTGAGAAAAGTATTTCTAATTCAGACAAAGAGAAAATATTAAGGATGCTAAATGACTCTGGCCAAATTAGCTAAAACAAAAGCCAACAGGGTTTTAGGAATAGATGCATCAACATCTTCAGTCGCTTTTTGCTTGCTAGAAAACAATAAGCCACTAAAGTGGGGAAAGATAAACATACTTGGCAATGACATATATGAAAAGATATATGACGCTAAAGTTAAAACCGCTATTATGCTAGATGAACTTAAGTCAGACTACATAGCAGTTGAGGGAGCGATACTTGTCAGATCACCAGATGCTGTGATAAAATTATCTTATGTGTATGGAGTTGTAATTGCTGAGTTGATGTCAACTGGAGCTAAAGTTATTACAATAAGCCCTTCGGCATGGCAGTCCCACATTGGAAATAAAAACCCAACTAAAGATGAAAAAGATGCAATTAGAATATTGAATCCAGGATACGCAGATTCGTGGTACAAAAACAAATTACGTAACATGAGAAAGCAGAGAACGGCAGATTATTTTAATAAGAAGTATGATTTAAACTTAGAAGATTTTGATGTCGCTGATAGTTTTGGCATTGCGTATTATGCTAATGAAGTGTTGACGAAGAGGTGAAATTGTACAAGAATAAAGACTGGCTACATAGAAGATATGTTATCCAAAGAAAAAGTATGGAAGAAATTGCTAGCGAATGTGGCGTAACTGTTATGACCATATATAGAGCCCTAAAAGAAAAAGGTTTAATTAAATGACCCTTACACCAGTTTTTGAAGACTCAAAGGAATTTAGATACGATGATTTATATTTACTTACAGTAGGTACAGAAGCTGGGAAAGAGATATTGTCAACCTGCCTTGAAATTGCTCACATGTTAATTAAAAAAAATATTGCCTATGGAAATTCTGCATTGGAGCCAGTTAGAATATTTTCAAAGGCGGGACCAAAAGAGCAGCTATATGTCCGTATTGATGATAAGCTTAATAGATTAATTAAGGGAACAGATTATCCAGGCGATAATGATATTGATGATCTAATTGGATACCTAATATTACTAAAGGTTGCTAAGGAATTTGCTATTTCAGTCGACTAGAAGTATAATAAAGTCATATGGAAATTGAACTAGCAGATCATTTTGATCGAATGAATAAAGTAGTTGAAGAACTACTTAGAGGAAATAACCCTACCCAAATTGCTACACTTACTGGCTTTAAAAGGGCAGAAGTTGTTGGGCTTATAGATGAGTGGAAGAATGTAGTCCACAACGACACATCAGCCCGTGAACGTGCTAAAGAGGCTATCTCTGGAGCTGATCAGCACTACGCTATGCTAATTAAAGAAGCATGGAAAACAGTTGAGGATGCAGATCAGGCTGGACAGCTTAGCGTTAAGTCTGGAGCTTTAAAGCTGATTGCCGACATTGAAGGAAAAAGAATTGGAATGCTTCAAGAGGTTGGCTTGCTTGACAATGCAGAGCTTGCTGGACAGATAGCAGAGTCTGAAAGAAAGCAAGAAGTTCTTGTGAAGATATTGAAGGAAGTAACTGCGTCATGTCCAAAGTGCAAAATGGAAGTAGCTAAGCGTTTATCTCAAATCACTGGAATAGTTGAGCCAATAGAAATAATTGAGGAAGTCAGTGGAGTTTGATTTTAATGATCTCATCGACATCTTGGATGGTGAAGAGTTTGATGAAAGGCCAGTTGACCTAAAAACTTTTGTAACAGACAAAAACTATTTAGGTTTGCCAGAATTATCTGATCATCAGTATACACTTATAGAAAAATCATCTCAGATATATAAAGAGTCAACTCTAATAAAGCTCTTTGGTGAAAGCGAAGGGTCTTTAAGATACAGACAAACCTGTAATGAAGTTGTAGCACAGTTAGGCAAGGGTAGCGGTAAGGATTACTGCTCCACCATATCTGTTGCGTATATAGTTTATTTACTATTGTGTTTGAAAGACCCAGCATCTTACTACGGCAAGCCGCCTGGAGACTCTATAGATATTATCAATATTGCTATTAACGCTCAGCAGGCAAACAACGTTTTCTTTAAGGGATTTAAAAATAGAGTAACACACTCACCTTGGTTTGCTGGAAAGTATTTTGAAAAAGCTTCTGAAATTAAGTTTGATAAAAATGTAACCGTGTACTCTGGTCACTCAGAAAGAGAAGCTTTTGAAGGGTACAACGTTTTGGTTGCAGTGCTCGATGAAATTTCTGGCTTTGCCTTAGACAGTACAAGCGGACACGATCAGGCAAAGACAGCTAGCGGAATATATGACATGTACAGGGCATCTGTAGACTCTCGTTTTCCAGACTACGGTAAAGTAATTCTTCTATCGTTCCCAAGATTTAAGAATGATTATATACAGCAAAGATATGATAATATTATTTCTGAAAAAGAAATCATATCTAGATCTCATAAGTTTAAGTTAGATCCAAACCTGCCAGACAATACTGTAGGAAATGAGTTTGAGATATTCTGGGATGAAGATCAAATTATTTCATATAAGTACCCTAAAGTTTATGCAATTCGTAGACCTACATGGGAAGTAAATCCAACCAGAAGTATTGAGGATTTTAAAATTGCTTTTTACCGAGATGTTACAGATGCTCTAGGAAGATTTGCATGTATGCCACCAGAAGCAATTGATGCTTTTTTTAAGTCACGTGAAAAAATTGAAATGGCTTTTAATGATCTATCAATAGCTGTAGATGGCTTCGGTAGATTTGAAGAGTGGTTTGTTCCTCAAGACGATAAAGAATACTTTATTCATGTTGACTTAGCTCAAAAGCATGACCATTGCGCTGTATCAATGGCTCATGTTGAAAAGTGGGTTAGTGTAAAGGTAACAGACACATACTCTCAGCCAGCTCCAATCGTAAAGGTTGATGCTGTTATGTATTGGACTCCAACATCAGACAAGTCTGTAGACTTTACTGAGGTTAGAGATTACATTCTTTCTCTTAGGTCCAGGGGCTTTAACATTAGGCTTTGTACATTCGATAGGTGGAACTCCCACGACATGATGCAGCAGCTAAGGCAGTATGGAATAAGTACAGAAACTTTATCAGTAGCTAAAAAACACTATGATGATATGGCTATGGTTGTAATGGAAGAAAGATTAAACGGTCCACACATACCGCTTCTAGTTGATGAATTATTAGAGTTAAGAATTATGAGGGACAAGGTAGATCACCCAAGAAAAGGATCTAAAGACTTAGCCGATGCTGTATGCGGGTCAATATATAATGCTATTAGCATGACAAGGACGGCGTTTGGAGATATCGAAGTACATGATTATTCATCTGTAAGAAAACAGTATAGAGAATCAATATCTGCAGAGTCACCTAATTTAATCAAAGCACCATCAGCAATGCCAAAAGATCTTTCTGATGCACTAAGTGGAATGGAAATAGTATGAGTATATATCAAGAAAAGGCTAAAGAATGTAAGTGCTGCAGTAAGCATGTGCCTCTTCCTACAAGATTAAAGGAGTATGAAGGAGTAATGGTTTGCCCAACTACATTTGACAACATACATGAATACAAAAGGGTATGGGCGGATATAGGAAAAAGACCACCAGGAAGTATAAGAAAACATTTTTCTGAGTATGTTCAGCAAATAGTTGAGCAGTCTATTGACAAAAACAATAATAAAATACTATAATTCAACTAGGCAACAATAGCTTAGTTGGTTAAAGCCCCGAACTCATAATTCGGTAATCGTAGGTTCAAGTCCTACTTGTTGCACAGGGGGTAACATGTTTAATGATTTTGACGAAGAAGAAATGATGAATAAGATACAGCACTATATTGAAATAGGCGCAATAAGGGTTGCTGGGTTTACTGAAGATGGAGAGGCCATATTCGAGCTAAATGAAGATACTACTAAGGATTTGGCTCCAGAACTCTGGGAAGCACACGAACAGTATATCGATGCAGAACTATTAGATTTATTAGACAATGATTTAATGCAGGTTGAATACGATGAAAATCTAAATGCCACATTTAATTTTACATTAGAGGGGTACGAGATTGCTAAAAGTAAAGGTATTATACCTTTAGACACTATTGAAGATTTTGATCTTTAATAGTATAATTTATTTATACCTCTGTAGCTCAGAGGAAGAGCAACAGACTTCTAATCTGTTGGCCGCTGGTTCGAATCCAGCCAGGGGTGCGATATGAAATATCATCACTTATACACAAGGAGAAAAATGAAAACAGTAGGAGATAAGTTAGGAAATTTTGCAGTCACTGGTGTTAAGCCAGGAGCTTTGTCATATGAAGATTCCTCTTTCGAGGTAATCACGCAGGATTCGTTCCCAGGTAAATGGAAGATTATTGCATTTTATCCAAAAGATTTTACATTTGTATGCCCAACAGAAATTGTTGCTTATGATGCTTTAGTTAATGACTTTAACGATAGAGATGCTGTCTTAATGACTGGATCAGTGGACAATGAGTTCTGTAAGATTGCTTGGAGAAATGCCCACGAGGATCTAAAAAAGACTAATTCATGGTCATTTGCAGATACTGCACACCATTTGGCTAATGATCTCGGAGTTCACCATTCTTCTGGTGTAACTTACCGTGCCACATTTATTATTGATCCAGACAATATTATTCAGCATGTTACAGTAAACAACCTAGATGTAGGTAGAAACCCAGATGAAACTCTTCGTGTACTAGATGCTTTGCAAACAGGAGAGCTTTGTGCATGTAATCGATCACTAGGTGGAGAAACTTTGTAATGTTATGGGTTGACCAGCTAAAAGATTCCTTGCCAGAGTATGCTAAAGACATTAAGTTAAACCTAGATGCTGTAATCAACAGGTCAACTATTGATCCAGAGCATGCAACATACCTTTCTATTGCTGCAGCATTTGCAACTGGAAATTCTAAGCTGCTTGCATTTATTACTGCAAGCGCTACTGATGAAGTTGAAAAAAATGCAGCTTTAACAGCTGGTGCTATCATGGCACAAAACAATGTTTGGTATCCATTCATTGAAATGGCAGATGACCCAAACCTAAAGGGGTTGCCAGCACAGCTAAGAATGAATGCTATTTCTTCTCATGGTGGCACAACAAAGGGTAAGTTTGAAGCTTACTCTTTAGCATCATCAATTATTGGCAAATGTCATTTTTGTGTTAAGGCACATTATGAAACATTGAAAGAAGAAGGCTATACGGTTGAGCAGTTGCGTGATATCGGAAGAATTGCAGCAACAATTAATGCACTAGCAAAAATTCTTTCGGCTTAGGATAAGTCCTTGGTATGACTTAAAACTACCAGCTTTGCCCTATAGCTCAGTTGGTAGAGCGTCGAACTGTTAATTCGAATGTCCCTGGATCGAGGCCAGGTGGGGCAGCGTTCCTATAGCTCAGTTGGTAGAGCAGCAGACTTTTAATCTGCGGGTCGATGGTTCGAGACCATCTGGGGACACTGTATTAAAAAGGGGAAAGAATGAAAAAAGATACAAGCACTAGGTCAATATGCTTTGATGACATACTGCTTGTCCCTAAAAAATCTAACATAGTAACAAGGGGCAGCATAAATCTAGATACTGTAATTGGTAATCCAATCAGGCCAAAATCTTTTATACACTTAAGGTCTCCTATTATTATGGCACCTATGGATTTTATTACAAGTGATTCTATGATAGAAAAGGTTACATCATTTGGTGGGCTAGCCATACTTCCTAGATATACTAATTTTGAAGAAAGAATAGCAAGGTTAAAATCGATATTACCTAAAGTTGACAACAGTCTTATTGGATTTGCTATATCTATTGAAGAGTCAAAAAATAAAAGCTGCGTAGAACTACTAGGTAAACTTGGCATAAAGGTTTTGCTTTTAGAAGTAGCTTTAGGACATTTAGAAATTGTTGTTAACGCAGTAAAGGAACTTAGACTGTTAGTAGGCTCTGGTGTACATATTATGTGTGGCAATGTTTCTTCTTATGAGGCTTATAAAGATCTGATGGATGCTGGCGCAGACTCAGTAAGAGTTGGAATTGGCGGAGGCGCTGCATGTACAACTAGAATGGTCACAGGGTTTGGAGTTCCAGTTTTATCATCAGTTATGGATTGCTATGAAAATATAAATTCTTCTGAAGTAAATGGAATAATATCAGATGGTGGAATTAAAAACAATGGAGATGTAGCAAAGGCTTTAGCTGCTGGAGCTTCGGCTGTAATGATGGGATCATTTTTTTCTGGGCATGATGAGTGTGATACAGACAAAAATGGCAGACATGTGTTTAGAGGCTCTGCTTCATTAGAAGTTCAAAAAGATAATAACGAAGAGCTTACAAAAGATTTAAAAAATTTATATGTTGAGGGCGTATCAGGCTTTGTTTCATCTAAAGGATCAATAGAGTACTCATTAAATATGTTAGTAAATAATGTAAAGAGTGCTTTGTCTTATTCTGGATCAGAAAATTTAATGGAGTTTAGAAAAAACTCAACATATATTGAGGTTTCATCAATGTCTAATTTAGAGTCTATAAACAGAGTTTAAACGATATTGTTATTTTAATTTGATATGATACAATTGGTATCTATCGCAAAGGGTTAGGGAAATAAATGATTATACAGATTATAGGCCTTCCAGGCTCAGGGAAAACTGAATTAGCCAAAGCACTAAAGGAACGCATAAATGCTATTCATCTTAATGCAGATGAGGTACGTGCAACAGTAAACTCTGATTTAAGCTTTACTCCAGAAGACAGAATTGAACAAGCAAGACGCATGGGTGAGATGGCTCGACTAATTGCCAAGCAAGGTGTTGCGCCCGTAATTGTTGACTTTGTATGTCCAACTGAAATAACTCGTGCAGCATTCGGTAAGCCAGACATCCTTGTATTCATGGACACTTTAGCAGAAGGACGCTTCGAAGACACTAATAAAATATTTGAGCGACCAGATAAATTTGATGTATCCTTTATTAGTCATAACCTTAATGCAGATGCAAAGGCCTCACATATTATTGAAAAATTCAGATTGCATGATTGGTCAGCTCCAACCACATTGATGCTGGGTAGGTACCAGCCTTGGCACGAAGGCCACCACGCTCTTTATAAAGAGGCGGGTAAGAGAACAGACCAGGTACTACTTGGAGTACGTAATACATACAACACAAGCGAGAAAGATCCACTTAAGTTTGATCAGGTAAAAGAATATATTGCTAAGGATGAATTTATGGATGGTGCATTAGTACTAAGACTACCTAACATTACCAACATTGTATACGGTAGAGATGTAGGATATAAGATTGAACAAGTAGATTTAGGTGCAGATATTCATGCTATTTCTGCCACACAAAAGCGTAAAGAAATGGGACTTTAAATGTTAGAAAATGCTATTGCAGTTGTTGTTTCACTTATAGTTGCCGCTATTGCCGTCCACTTTGTTGACAAAAAATGGGGTGGATCTGATGACAGTAACCAGGGCTAGATCTTTTGCCAAGGCATTAAGTTATCGAATATGGGGAACGCTTTCCTCTGTTGCTGTTGCCTATGTTATTACAAGAAATGCTGGTCTTTCTGTAACTATTGCCTTTTGGGAAACGGTAGTTAAAATATT